ATTATTGGGTCCGCAAAAACTGGAGGAGTTGGTGCAGGCATTATTGGGTCAGCAAAAACTGGTGGTAAAAAGGGACTGTCCGGTTTTCCCAAAACAGGGTCAGGTCTTAAAAAAGGATTGTCCGGTCTTTGTTGTATGGGGGGTTCAGGAAGTACCGGTTGTGTAGAAACGGGAGGTTCCGGGTTCAAGAACGGGTTATCGGGTCGAGGTAGCGGAGAAGGTAGCGCCGGACCACCTGTAACTGTTCCGCCCGTCCCCTCGGTTATATCCCAACCCGAATAAGAACCGCCGCGTCCGTCAGACTTTTCCTGATAAGTATATGTTGTGTCAAGCTGCGGGTCATAATGCGTGTCGCCTAAATTAGCGGGCGCACCAAAATCAAAGCCTTCCCTGTCACGGGGAGCAGGCGGTGGTGAGGCGTTAGGGCTACCGGTTGGAACGTCCGGCGCTTGTCTTTTTTGTTCGACAGGCCCGGTCGGAGCCCTATTAGCCGAGACGTTGGCCAGTTGTTTAATTAACCCACCCAAAAAGTAATTTTGAACAGGATAACCGTAATTTAAGTTTTTATCTATCATTGTTGCTGCCCGTTTTGCTTCAATAATTCACGCTGCATTGCAGCATCAATACGGGCCTGCGTCTGACGCTCTTGTGCCGTCAAGCGTTGGTTAAACTGTTGACCTCGCATCTGTTGACCCTGTGCATCAAGCTCCAGCTTGGCTTGGTCAATCTGGTTATCGGCCTGATCCGACGCTGCTTTTTGCTGCATCTCAGCCTCTTTAAGCTGTACAAGTGGATCGGGAGCCCCGGCACCTGTCATCTCTCCAGACATTTGTTTAACCTGTTGCAACCCTTCTGCAATAAAGTTAGCGGTCATCTGCTCAATTTGCAACATTTGTTCGTCATCAGCCGGTTTACCGCCCTGTTGCTGAACCTGTTGTAAGTAAGCCACAGCGGACTGCTCTCTTGCAGCTTGCTGAACATGTTCCATAATATGCTTCTGTATGGAGATAGCTACTGGCGGCATCGTGCCAACAATAGGACTTGTCCCAAAAACCAAGTGCGCCTGAATGTGAGCTTGGTGGTTCTGACCCTCGAAAGCCCGTAACGGCAACATGTCCAAAGAATTAATATTCTCTTGTGCCGGATCAAGTGGTTCAGGCTCTTCAGTAGGTATAGACTTCATTAAACGATCTACGTCCGTAACACCTAAAGCCTCATACATGTCACGAAACGCTTCGTGCAAGTTGTGAATCTCAGGTGCCTGAGTAGCAAGCTGTAACTTAGTCTGCGCTAAAGTAATGCGCTGGGCCTGACTAAATGCGTTAGGATTGCTAACCGGTACAACGTCAATACGGTCGTCAAAGTCCGACGCCATAATAGTCTCGTCGCCACCCGCAACAGAATACGGATACTCTTGCGGTAAACTCTCACCCATTACACGCGCAAGTATCTTGAACTCTAACCGCATCGCATAATGCAAACGCTTATGTACAGCACTCATGACCCGCGAGCCCTGTTCCATGATTGCCATAGTAGTTCCGACAGGCGCGTTCTCATTGCCTTGGCCTACCTTCAAATCAGTAATGGTCGCGAACCGCTGACCGGCCTCTACGACAAAACCAAGCAACTGAAACAATGTCTGATCCGGTCCTTTGAAAGGCAGCGGCATGAGACTATCTCGGATAGCCCCTCCCGGCGCGTCCACATCTCTGAACTCTCCGGGCTGCAACGGTTCATCGTCGTCCCTGATCCGTAGTCCGCGGGCTTTGAAACCCGCAGGGAGGTTGGACAACGTTCCGGCGTCGATCAACTGTCGCAATGCCGCCGTGGCGGTTCTTGACAAACCGCCAATCGTATGGATGAGCCCTAGTCCATAAAAGCCAAAACCCGGTAAAAACTTATAGTGTGTAAAATACTGGATTTTTTTCTTCTTAGGGTCATCCTCTCTGTAATTCCTACGAATAGACAGAACCTGTCCGTTATCCATAGAAATCGTTACTATATACGGTATTTTAATTCCTGTTGTGTCGCCGTCCTCGTCAACTTCCTCATAACCCTCTAGGTCTAAATCAACGTGGCACTCCAAAATTGTGCAATCATAATCAATCTGACTAGGTTCCAAACCGTCAATACGGTTTATTTCCCCACCAACACCCGTTATTTCGCGCTGGGCAGGGATAACATCCACGTCTAAATAAGAACCCATAACCTGACGTTTGCGTAAATCGTTCAACGACATGCGAACAACCTGAGTAACGTTAGGGCAAGTGTCGAGGTCCGTGGTCTCATACGGAACAACCAAGTTTTCCGCAGGCACAAACTTGGAAACCGCACGATCTAACGTCTCGTCAAAATAAGTTTTCTTGAAAGTAGAACCCGCCAGCGGTAAATAAAACAACATCTGATCCATGTCAGGAGTGTAATCTTCCATCACATTAGTAATGTAGTAATTCATAAACTGACGAACGCGCTGACCCTGCTCAACCTTCTTGCGAGTCTCTTTGCCCATAACAACTGTACGGACAGGACCCGAAGACGGTAAAAGCTCGTTAAACGCTTGAGCTTGGAATTGAGTGGCAGCTTCAGCTAAAAGAGGATGAGTAACACCGGTGGCCCCTCTGAAGGGTTGTGTGCGCTCTTCGTAGTTAAACCCTAGAAGTTCTAAGCCATTTGCATACGCATCTTCCCAATCTTGGCGGCTGGACTTGTTTGCGTCGTACTCGGCTAACATCTCGCTGGAAATGCGTGACAACTCGCGGTCAGGCATCTCTTCAGCAAGGTTGGAATCAAATTCCATGCTTTCACCACGTTGGTCCGCAGGGTCAAAATCAATCTCAACGCCGCCGTCTTCCGTAGGAGTAATGCCAATTTCACCAACATCATCAGCTTGAATCATAGCCATGACATTGTTTTGAGAGTCCGGTAGCTCAATCTCTAACTCAGCAGACAATTCCTCATCTGTAATCTGAGAAGGGACCCCAGTGTCCATTAAACTACTAGCGTATCCATTTTTTTCTTCAGCCATTCAACTCTCCTATGCGGTCTAATCTAAAAACTGTTGATAATTACCGCGTGTCGTATCAAAAAAACCATCTTTGTCGCGTGGGTAAAAAACATCGAAACCCTCTTCGGGAGACTTAAAATTTGCAGGAGCGTTAGGTTGACCCTCGGCAGGAGTTGTTCTTTCCTCGCGGCTACGCCCCATGATTACTTCTAATTGCTCTAATATCTTTCCGTCAACAGTTTCCGCTAACTCCTCTAAAGTAGCATCTATTCCCGCTTTTTTAAATAATTGTATGCCAACCGCGTTGTTGCGTAGGTCCATTTCCATGTCCCGGTCATTAGAAGCACTCCCCAAAGGAGTGAACCGATCCATGAACTCACCAAAATTACCCGCTTTTTCCGCTGTCTGCGGCCCGTACTCTTTGGCTAAAACCGCCGAAGCTAACATATGAGACCGCGCATCTTCCAACTCTTGGTAAGCTGGCAAATCTTGACGAGCGCGTTCAGTACGCATTCTCTCCGAATAAAGTTCCTTGTCCGTAGGAATAACCCGCCGTCCCGTTTCAGGGTCTATAACCGAAGGATAACCAAATTGATCTATAAGGGACCCTTGGAAGTCTCCATCAGAAGACGGGTAAAAATCCTCGTACCGCTCACTGCCCGGACGCGCAGACTTACTAATACCCCTCGTAGGATCATCACCAAATATCTTGTCATAGAAAACGCGGCCAACGCCTCTTTCTTCCAGAAGCTGAACAGCATCATCGCCAAACGCAGGACCCGTAGGAGATTTACGGCGGTCAAGTTTAAAATCTTGACCCGAGTCGTAAAATCGTAAATCGCCACCACCCTGCAACATCTCTTGCCGATCAAAAACTTTTTCTTCTTGATCTTGTGGAGTAAGGTCCGTGAACCGCGGAGTGGGACTCATCGCCCCCGGAGCAGGGCCCCTAAAGTTTTCTGGTCGCAATATAGGACGTAGTGACGACGACAAAGGCGTTCCCGCCATACCTAAATTTACCGCAGTACCATCCATTTTTGCGCCTTCCCTCTAGTAGTATGCCGCCACTCTAACAGAGTTTTCCTCATCTTCCCAGTCATCTGTTGGCAATTGGACAAAATTTCCTTGTCTATAGCGCATAAGTGCCTGTGTCATACTATCAACCAAGTCGTCATTCTCCCCGTTCGGAAAAGCCGCGACCTCTTCAATTAACTCATCGGCCCACGTCTCGTCGGGGGCCCAAACCATCCCAGCTTCAAATAATGGTGAAACACTGTGAACTCTTGTTACCTTATCGTTTCCACGTGAAGGTGTAAAGTTTACAACAGGTATCCCCATGTTTCGTAATTCCTGAGTCAAAGGGGTCCCTGAAGCCTTCGCCTCAACAATAACCGTGTCAGGCTCCCAAAATTTATAATTATCCAAAGCAATCTGCTTTAATTCCGGAAAATCCCATCTGCCCTTCTGACTGTCTAACAAAATTAAATTAGGACCACTGCCGCCCTCGTTAGGATAAAACACACCCCACGTCGTAATCGCACTGTAATCCGCAGTCTGCTTCTTACTAAACGCCGTGTCATAACTCTGAATAACATACTCCAACTGAGGTATCTTTTCCTTCTCCCAACACCGCCATTGCTCACGGCGAATGATAGCATTCTCCTCACCCGTAGGATTTTGCTGGTACTGAGCGTTCCACTTGCTCGGTGGAATAGACTCCTTGACCGAGGTCAAATCCTCCAAACTCCAATACTCAGGCCAACAAGGAGTCCCGTCCTCAAAAATAGCCGGTAACTCAACAACCTCCCACTGATCCGCTAATGGATTTTTTGCCTGCGCCTTCAAAAGTTGACCCGTCATGTCCTTCTCTGACCACCGGGTTTGTACCAAAACAATCGAACCGCCCGGCTGTAAACGCTGCCGGGGGCCCCCAGTGTACCAATCCCAAGCATCCTCAAAACCAGTGTTGCTCATCGCAGTCTGCTCCGAGTGCGGGTCATCAATAATCACTAAATCTCCACCACGACCAGCTAAGTTCGACCCGACCCCAACAGCATAGTACATTCCGCCGTTGCTTGTGTCCCACCGCCCGCTGGCCTTACTGTCCACAGCCAACTTAACGCCCGGAAACACCTCCTTGAAATCATCACTCTCAATCAAGTTCTTCGTTTTACGGCCAAAGTTAACCGCCAACTCAGTCGTGTGTGTCGCCTGAATAATCTTCATACCCGGGTTCTGGCCCATCATCCACGCAGGAAACAAGAAGGACGCAAACTCACTCTTCGTGTGCCGCGGAGCCATGTTGATGATTAAACGCTTTAACTCCCCACGGGCCACGCGTTCTAACTTCTCAGCAATGATTTTATGATGACGGCCCGCGATAAAGTCAGGCCATACTGTTTTTACAAAAGTTAAAAAATCTTTTTGGCATTTCTCGTTCTTCTCAAGCTGCGCGAGTCTTAGCTCAAGTTTTAATTTTTTCTCTTCTAGGATCACGGAATTTGCTGAACTCATAGGGGGCCCCTGTAACTTTTGTGACGCAGATTTTAAAATGTTTCACGTGAAACAATCCACGAAATGTATGCGATTTTAAACGCTATTATAAGACAGTTAACCTCTGTTGGAAATACCTGATGAATATTTGTCAGAAACATGGCTCATGCCTGCGTTAGTAGAAGCCCGGGCCGTTGCTCGCGGATCGCGGTTTTTTAGGGAAAAATCAAGGCGTTTGAGCCTCATGCCAAGGGGCCCCGGGCCGTTTTTTCTGGACATCGAAGGCGGATCGCGGCGCTGGGATCGTTGAGCCCGGCGAATGGTGCGCGATTTAATTTCCACCGGCTGGGCGTAATCCCGGCCCGCTGGGATCGTTAACCGTTCCCGGCTGGGATCGATGCCCGGCAATTGGCCCACGGCCCACGGTGCCCGGTACGTTTGGCGGTACGTCCGGGCGGCGGGCCGCGCC